TCTCGTCGAACATCTTATCATACTGCACCTGCTCCTCTGCAGTAAAGTCCCTATTCTCGGCCTCGGCACGATCTACAAGCTCCTTGGCCTTCTCCCACACATTCGCTCTTTCCTCTAATAACTTTTTAATTTTATCTCCCATATCACTTCATCTCCTTTATTTTGTATAGGTTTAATTTTCTTTTTGCGATTATTATTTTTCTTTTCGCGTCCTCTTCCCATGGCGGCGTCCTGTCGAATTGCCTGTAATGCTTGCCTAAATGGGCGCGCACCTTCACCATATCGGCCTCTGGCAGGTTGGTCTGAGGCAACCTCGCTGCTGCATTGGCCACCGCCCGCCACACCACTGCGCCATCGCTTGGCCTGTGATGGGGAAGTTTCAGGTCGCCGTACGCCTCTGGGGGCATAGTTCTTGCCCATGCGAAGTGCTTTGCGATCCTGCGTTTCTCGGCATCGCTTAAATCCTCCCACGACTCACTGGTAAAATCCTCTAAGGCTGGCGCTTCCCAATCCTCATTTTCGGGTGCAAGCTCGTTTGAAACGTCACCCGGGTCAACACCCCTCTTCTCCATGTGCTCTTCAAACACATCTCTTGCGCTTCTGACTCCGACCGACGTTGAGGGATAGGCCGGATATGTTACGGGACTGACGTCATAAAGGCGTGGTATTTTTATAAGCGTGCGCACTGGCATATCTCCGGTGTCGGCCCATTCCTCTTTCCCGCCTTCCATCGAGAACCCGAAACTCGACTGGTCGACGTCTCCGCGCTTAATGTGCTCCACGAGGTCCCTTCCTGCTGTGGTTTTCATGTTCGGCGTGAACTCATAGCGGAGGCCATGTTCATCCTCCCATACGCGTAAGGTGTTATTCTTCGTCCGAGCTACAATCTGAGACGGATCGTGGTTGAACAAAGCCCTAATATCTGAGCCTTGCAGGGCTTCGCTGAACGCTCCGGGGCGGATCATTTCTTTGAAACCCCAAAGCTCCTCTGATAATTCATTAAACCTGGCAGCGTAGCCGGAAATTATTGGTTCGGCGTCTGCTTCCCGAAGCTCAATCGCGGTGTTTATGTATCTACGCTCCATCTTGTCTTTACTCATCCCCATCTTTCACCTCCTTTCTGGTTGGTGCCACTGAAGTAATGGCCATCATGTTGCCATTTATGAGGTAGGCGTCCCCGCCCTCCTCTGCCGGTATCGGATTCATGTTCTCGAGCTCCCTTATGTCATTCGCGCTAAGCCATCCGTCATTCCTGCCTTTGCTGTAATATTGTGACCTGCTCGCAACGTCGCCACGAAGCAGCCCATCTATCACAAACTCCACGTAATACTTTTTTTTATCGCTCTCGCGAAGGAGTTGCCGCCTTATTTGCTGTTCCCAATTCACGAGCCTCGGACGTAAACAGTCCTGTACAAACTCGATTGACATGTGCTCGATCGACGCGTAGCTTGGCTTTTCAAGCGATGAAATTTTGTGGAGCGGAACGCCGAAGAACCGGGCCACCTCTTCTGTTTGGTATTTACGCGTTTCTATGAATTGCGCATTGTCATTCTGTATCGTTATCTGGTGCCACTTGAGCCCTTCTTCAAGAAATAGGACCCTGTGTGCCTTGCCAAGGCCTTCGTATTTATCCCTGAATGACTCCTTAAAATTCTTCATGGCTTGTTCTGACAGCTTGCCTGGGATCTCCACGATGCCGGAGGCTACTGCGCCGTTAGCGAAGAAAGAGGCGCCGTATTGCTCGGCCGCGAGGGCAAGGCCTGCTATTTCTCTGGCAAATTTCAATGGCCTGTATCCATTTATGGCATCATTTGATAGACCGCGAACGTGAAACATCTCCCTCGCCGGTATCACAGTAAGCGCTTTGTCTGGCAAACTGACTTCATAAAATAGGTCTTGACTATCGTTTCTGAACGGCCTCACAAAGGGCGCAGGTATCGGCCACATGGCCGTGACCTCCATTCGACCATTCCTGACTATATATGCATAGCAATTGCCAAACAGCTCAAGCTGGGCCTGCATCATTTTCCTGAAGTCGAAGCTGGTCATTTCCTCGTTTGGTTGATACTGGATAATGTCATAAAGCCAATGCTCTCTTGCCCTCCGCCTTCCCCTCGGGTCCACGCGTTCGTAGGTAGGCACCGGCAGCGAAGCTATGGTATTGCTTATGAGATTTATGCATGCATAGACAGCCGAAACCCTGAGCAAGTCCTCTTCGTTGAGGTAAATCCCAGATGCCGTTTCGCCACCTCCGGCAATCCAGCTGTTGAACCATTGTGGTCCACCCGCCAGTAGCGAGGCCCGTTTATTAAAGAATCTTTTTATGCCCTGCCATATCCCCATCTCCTGCCTCCCTATACGGCGAATACGCCCCTGTTTTCATAAGCGCTCTCGACCGGGGCATCCGACTGGAGCATCGCCGATATTGCGATTATCATGGCCACGGCCGGGTCTATCCGTTCTGTCGACTTGTCTTTGGCTGGCTTAATATTGCCTGCTGGGTCCTGGACTACTACTAAGTTGTCCATCGCCCAAGTCAAAACTGGATTATTATCATGGCGCAATTTGCGTCCGATAATCAGCCGCTCAAGCTCTTTGCATGCTGGCGACATCGTCTTGAAGCCCTGGCGCACCTCCATCACCGGCACGCCATCATTCTCAAGGTCTATAGCCCACTTCGTGGCGTTCCATGGATCATATCCTACAACTTGCAGAAGTGGGAAGCGATTCTTAATCTCGTCCCTTATGGTAACGCGTATCCAGTCGTGATCTATAACATTGCCATCTGTGGCCGTTATGTATCCGCTTCTTGCCCACGTGTCGTATGGGACCCTGTCCCTTCTAACTCTTGCGGCAATGTTGTCGCGCGGGACCCAGCTATAAGAAAGCACATGAACTATCCCATCGTCGTCCGGCTCGAACACTATCGCGCATGAGGATATATCGGTCGTGGTAGAAAGATCGACCCCAGCCCAGCACCTCAGGCCAGCAAGCTCGGCATGGTCGATATCGCGACTGCCGCACTCTGCCCATGCGCCCATATCTATCCAACGCGTGCTTTGGGTAGTCCATTGGTTCAGGTGGAGCCTCCTAAACGTATTCTGGTAAGCCGGTATTTCCTGCGCCCTTTGGCATTCCTGACGCAAGAAATCAAGTTTTATTGATATTTCAAGGTTTGGATTTGCCTTTCTCCATACGGCCTCATCAGTCCAATCGTCTTCTTGATCGGCCGCGTAGATAAGAGGCAGAAATGTTTTGTCGTCTATAACGCCATCGATTATCTTTTTAGCATATTCGTGAAGCTCCCAGCAAATACTGTTTCGGTCATAACCTGCCGTGGTAATGGCGAGCATAAGTGGCTGGCGCCTTGCGCCCATAGATGTTTGAAGCACGTCCCACAAGTCCCTATCCGGTGCGACGTGTAGTTCGTCATAAATTACTGCGTGGGCATTGAAGCCGTGTTTGCTGTAAGCCTCGGCTGATATGGCCCGATAGAAGCTGTTGGTTTTGTAGCAAACGATCCGCTTCTGGGAATCGATAATTTTACAAAGCGAAGATAAAGCCTTGCTATTGCGTACCATTGTGGCTGCAGCGTTAAAAACTAGCGAGGCTTGCTCCCGATCTGCAGCGGCTGAGTAAATCTCTGCCCCTTGCTCACCATCTGCAAAAAGCATAAACAAAGCTATAGCTGCTGCGAGCTCGGTTTTGCCATTTTTCCTAGGGATCTCAAGATATGCAGTTCGATATTGTCGTGTGCCGTCTTCGTTTGTTGCGCCAAATAACTGGCGAATAAAGTCTTTTTGCCACTCCTGCAGGTTAAATAGACTGCCTGCCCATTCACCCTTAGTGTGGCGTAATTGCGAGATAAAATTTATCGCCCAGTTAGCCTTCTCCTTAGAAAACAAAGGATCACCCCATCTTTGTTATAAGCTGATCCAGGAATTCATCCTCGCCCTTCCCTGATGGGAGCTCTATCCGGCAACGAGAAGCTGGCGAAAGTCCAAATTCGGAACAAAAGGCGCGAATCTGTTTTAGACATTGGTTGGCTATCCCAACCTGTGGAGCCTGTTGAAGATAACGAACCGAGCCATCTTCGTTGAGAATAGGGTATACTGGGCCATGTTCTTTAAGCCATCGTTCAGCCTCGGCCCATTTGGCGTAGCTCTGGCAATAGGCAGCCAGTGCAGTTCGATCAAGCTGAGTTAATAACCCGAGCTTGTTGAGTTGAGGAGCAACGCGCTCCCATTCTTCTTTAGCTTCAGGGAGTAGCCAATCAGGGCAATCTGGGATGGATAGATCGGGTTGTGGCTCGTTTTTAGGATATGGGCGCTTGGAAGGGTTGCCTTCGAGCTTACGTAATGCTGTTGGTTTTTTTGGTCGTCCTGGCCTCACTTCCTACCCCCCTAAATAAATTTTGCGAAAGTTTGCGCGAGAC